GTTTGTGCTACAGCCATAACAGCAGTAACATCGCCATCAGCGATACCGGCAGGAGAGGTAAGATTCTCTGGTTTAACAGCAGAACGTACACCCCAAGCATCAACAACGATCTTGGCAAGTTTCTGTTCAGCGTCGCGGGCGAAGCCGTCGATCTGTGCAATGAATAGTTCTTTTTGTTTGCCAATCACACCGACCACAGGAAGAGCATTCACTGTATCAAGGATCTGAGCTTCCTCAGAATAAGTTTTCTGTAACAGCAATAATTTCTCTTGAACTAATTTGTCACCCTGCTTAGGGATGATACTGGCAGTGGCCAGAGCATTGGCTGTGTTCTGTACAACTAGCAATTCCTCTTTAGCTACTTTTTGATCTTGAGATGTAACCAATGTGCTATCTACACCAGCTAGTTTGAATTCTTGTGCGCCAATCAAGGATGTTTCGGCTATCAATTTAAGATTTTCTTGAACAGCATTAATGACTTGTTGTGTTACCAGTGTTATTTGCTCAGTAACAAGATCAGCGTCTGTGTCAGCCTTCTGTTGAGAAAGAATGAAGGCAATGGCCTGAGATAACCCAGATTCCATTGCCTGCAAGTATATTTTAGCAAAATCACTGGCTGGAATTCTTTGCTCATCATACTGCTTCTCAAGGTGGGCGTTGATAGCTTTCATGATAATATCAAAAGCACCGGTTCCGTCTACTATAGCTTCAGTAAGATCTGCTATTAAAATTGCAGCCATGTGATTATCCTTTTCTTAATCGTCGATTGAGTTTGCCAGAGCCTGTCTTTGTTTCAAGGCCATAAGCTCAGTGTATGTCAAAGGAGGTAGAATATCAACATTGAATTCTTTGATCATCTTAGAGACTTTGATCTTGTTACCACGGGCATTCTTAGCACCCATCCAAATTTGGCACTTACGTTCTTGAACCATATTGAGAATGATCTGTGGAACGTGCCAACCTACTTCATTATCGAAGGGGATGAATTTTTTGAAACTTCCAACCACACTGTTAGAGCAGGTGAAGATCTCACCGGGCCATTCAGTTTTGGCAGGATTCATACAAGCAACATGGATCCGTACAAGACGACTAGCATCTTTACGCTTACGGGTTGCAAACGCCAGAGCTTCAGCTTGTTGTTGTTTGATGCTGATAGGGTCCATCAAATTAGGGGCAGGCTGTGCGATAACAACAGTAGGAGCTGTTTTAGCACCTTCAAGGGCATATTGCTGCAAAGTAGCAATTTGGGCTGTCAGGGCGCTAATTTGAGCCTGCATATCAACAGGGACACCAGCAGAAGCTTCTTTGACTTCTTCAGGAACAGCTTTAGGCTCTGCAGCTTCTTCAGCAGGAAGGTCAAATATTGAACCTTCAGCAGGCTTTTGATCTTCAGGAGTATCATTCAGTTTTTCATCAATAAGCATTTGTAATTTAACAATGCCTAGGGCCGGATGATATTCGATACCTAGAGTATCTGCACGAGCGCGGAGAGTTTTTAGCCGTTCGGCTAGTTCTTCTTTAGTAGGTGTGGTTACAGTTGGTGCCACATTTTGGTCTGTATTTGTCATATGATTGACTTTCTATATTGTTAAAGGAAAAAAGCCCCCTACATGATTGCAAGGGGCTTTTGTTTAGTTAGTTAGTTCAGTTCTTACCACTCAGCAACAGTTTTAACCAGTGCGATCCGTTCAGGACGAGTGATGATAGAGCCGTAGTACCACTTGATGCTCATGAAGCCAGTTTCGCCGTAAGGGTCATTAGCATATGAGATATCAGACTCAGGTTTAGAATGCTTGATTTTAAACTTAACAGTTTTGCCATCAGTTTGGAAACCAATTGTAGTGAAGGACTTAGAGCCAACAACCAACATTGGGAACACATCGTACTTACCGTTTGTTTCGCGGTAACCAGCATTCGTAGCAACAGTCGCACCAGCGCCAGAGTAATGCATCATTTCAGGAACAACGATGATCCGGAATTGATCTACTGTACCAATTTCCCCGCGTGCAAGAGTAGCGCCAGAAGCGTACTTCTCAACAGAGATAAAGGCTTGCTTAGAAAAGTTATCGGTCATTTTCTTAACCATAGGGGTAAGTTCAGTACCGATATACATGTAGCGAGCTGCATTAACAACGCGTGTGTCGATAATACGAGTACCAGTGATGATCTCAGTATCTTTAGGACAACGGTTGTTATCCAAGTCGATAGAAAGTTTCATCAGGTCATTGTATGTAACCAAATCAGCACCATTACCACCGGTATTGCCCTGTAGATCAGATGTCTGCAAAGCTGCACCACCGAAGCGTACGATACCAGCGCCGTTTAGCAGATCAATTTGAAGAGCATCTTCAGTGATCTCATTGGCACCGAAAATCATTTCCCGGTTAATGTGCATTTGCAACTGAGAATCTGTATCGAAATCGACAGATTCCTTGGTGTATTCATCGAAGAAACCAAATTTGATAATGGAACCTTCGATCTCACGACGTTTGAAACCAACTCGGTTCACACGTCCACCATTTTCAGATAGCAACGGAAGCTTAGCAGCAATCGTTCCCACATCTTTAGATGAACCATACAAGTTACCAGACTCAGGTACGGCAAGGGCATCTACACCAGCGGCAACAGTGCCAGTAGCAAGAAGCTCAAGACCACCGAAGCGGAAACCTTTAACATACACAAGACCATCAGTAGGATTCACAGCATCCCAGAACTTAAGATCTTCGTCGCCACCAACTAGGGTAACACCAAGACCACCACTAGCGGTAGATGATTCAGCCCAAAGGTTAAAGTTCAGAATAGCCTCTGCACCAGCAAGCTGATCAGTAGCGCCTTCGCCGATAATGTAGGCAGTAGCACCCAAAATGTACGTTCCAGCGGTAGGAATGTATGGAATGGAGCCATCGGCACGAGTCACAGGAATGGATACTTTTTGGTTCACTGAAGCACCAGCGGCATCCAAGCCTTGGTCATTGATGTTGGAATCATCAAGTAGAGGTAGATAGTGGTAAAGCTTAATAGTCTTACCCATGTTTTTAGGCATGTTGGTAGTGTCAGCCATTTGACCGAAGAACATTTCTTTTTTGACTTCAATCAGGGCCTGTTTTTTATAGTAGTCAACATTAAATTGAGTACCAATATTAGAATCATCACCCCCTCTGGGGTCATTGTACTGCATAGTCATAATAGGTAGCCTTTTCTTACAGTTTTAAAGTAGAGGCGCAGCGAGTTTTAAGAACTCTTCATCCGAGATTGCCAAAGGATCATAATCAGTTCTGCCTTTAGCACTCGCAGGTGAGGAACGAGTCCCACTTGCTGCACGCTTGCGTTTCTTACGTGCGACCTCTTCATCGTTTGGCTTATCATCTTTTTCCGGTATAGGCTTTGTGGTGTCAACAGCAGCTAATTTCTTAGCTTCGATCTGGGCTTTAAATTGGCCCTTCTCCTGCATCGACTCACCTACAGTATGGTAAGCTTCTAAATCAGAGAGTCCTTTTAAGCGTCCTAGCATTCTTTCGTTTGCCACATTGTCGGATATTTCAGCAAAGACCCCGGAGGTCATATGCTCATTGATAGTCCTGACAATCTCAGGTTCGCCTATAATAACGCGCTTACTAGCTTCATCCCACTTAGTGCTTACGACTTCGATTGTGTCTTTGAACGTATCAGTTGACTCGATATCATCTAGTACGCTGCTTAAGTCTACCTCTTTGTCGTCTACAGTGTAAGAATTTGGTTTGTAACCATTTTCCGCATTAGTATCAACATTCAGTGGATCAATTCCACTGTCTTTGATTAACTTAGTAATAGCATCTGGATTCTGTTTGTCCAGATCTATTAAATAATTTAATTTACCTTCGTCAAGAAGGCCATTGTTTTCCAACATACGAACGATCTTCATATGTGGTTTTAAACCAGCCATCTTTTTGTTATAATTGGCACCCATCTGCATAAGCTTACGGGCATCAGCGATAGTCTCTACTTTGACTTCACGGTTGTTGGCTTTGAAGGGCGCGAGCATCTCTTCGACTTGGGCCTGATAATTAGGTGCCTCGTCCTTAGATCCTTTGTCACCATCGTCTTTAGGGGCTTCTTCGCCATCTTTTGGAGGATCCTCTGCGGGCTTTCCGTCGTCAGGTTTCGCCTCTGCAGCCTCACCGTCCTTTGCTGGATCAGTAGAATCGTCTGTGGATGTTTTGTCACCCCCTGCGCCATCTTCATCACCAGTTACATCACCTTCAGCAGCAGCTTCTTCAGCGTCTTTTTTTGCTTCATCTTGGGCAATTTTAAGGGCTGCTTCGTCATCGCTTTCGTCATCATCATCTTCATGAGTATCCTCATCTTTCATGATAGGACCGTCTTCAGGAGGTGGTAATTTAGCATATTCTTCATCAGACATGCTCAGGGGATCTACGCGATCCTCTGCTTCTTCTACGCCACTTACTTCAGCTTCAGGGGAAGCATCGGCTTCCCCATCTTCTGTATTTTCAGCCACTGGGGCTGCGTCTTCGAAAGCCATTATGCTTCATTCCCGTGGCGAATTTCGTCACCGTCGTCATCAATAGGAACTTCACCGTCTTCTTCGGCATTGATAATTTCAACAGCTTCTTTGGCATTTTCAATTGCTGCGGCAGCTTGATTGCCTTGGATGAACACAGTACGGAAGTACTGGAACATTGCACCAACGGAATCAATGTCACGTTTAACACGTTTACGCATAGCAGGGTCGTGGCATTCAGGGTTAGCCAAGAACATACATAAACGTGCTGGCTCATCCCGGAAATAACCTTCCGTGAATACTTTTTTGAAATCTTTGTTTTTGCGAAGATTATCTAGCGCTTGTGCTAGTGCCATTTGAGCTTCGGCTTCTTCTTGAGTGATTGATACTTGTTTTAGTTCAGACTCTTGTTGAGTTTGTGTCATGTTAGTTTCTTTCGTGTGTCCTCTGCTCCATTATGGAGACTGAGATTATGTTGGTAGTTTAGCGAGATTTGGAGCTGCTGTTAGCAGCATTCTTGGCCTCACCTTGCTCTTTTTTGGCCGCGTTGTCCACAAATGTTTTCTCTAAATTGTGGCCTGCGCTACGGTCAATCTTCTCAAGATCTCTCTCTTGATTAACGCCTTTTTCTTGCTCAACGTAATCCAGATCTTTTTTGTCTGTATCACTGTTAAGGTTACCTACCTTAGCTTCATTGAGTTTACCATCAGTTAGGTTCTCGTAGGCTTTGGATTCTTCGTTCTTAATCTGAGCGCGCAGTAATTCAACTTCCAACTGGGCTTTCGCTTCAGCAATTGGATCTGGCTCAGGTTTAAATTCTTCAATACGTTTGGCCAATTCAGGCATCTTACGCAATTTGGCATTCTCAGCCATAATGATTTGTGTGAAGGCAGGTCCCATGGTTTGGCCTAGGGTCTGCATCATGAAGGATAGCTCAGTGGCTTTCGCTTCATCGGCTTCAGGGGTACTAATTGTTAGCTTCAGATCAAAGTTACCGGGCAGATCGTCACGACGCACGCGGACGAACTCATCATTGGTAATACGAATGATCTCTTCATCTGACATAAAGTCAGCGTTCATGCTGATAAACTTACGGCCAATTTGGTTTATACCTTCAGCCAAACGACGAAGGATACCAAGCTCACGCTTAGATGCAGCATCCATAGCTGATTTAATACCACCAACACTATCACCAAGGGCCTTACCAGACAATCCCTGGGGACCTGAGAAAGCTTTAACGCCTGTAAGGCTCTCTGCTTCCATATTTTGGATACCGAGCATGTACTGGGCAGATTGAGGGATCTCAGGGTATGTGTGCATGTAGAATGCTTGTTTAGGATCCATGCCACCATTATATTGATAATCAAGGCCAGCATCAAATTTCTTACGGTTCACGATATCAAGGGCATCCTTACGGATACCAACTTGACCATTAGCACTACGGCCCATGGTGTCGATCATGCCACGTGTAACAGCACCAACAATTTTTTGGTTATCTTCAAGCAACTCACCGTCAGGCTCACCAAAGGAAGACTTCCGTACCGGCAGGTATTGAGCCATAACAAATGGAAGCTTCTGATCTGGATAAGGGTTAAGCTCAAGACGGATCAATACATCACCAACCCATGCAGCCACGATAGGCTCAAGGATATTGTTACCTTGAATGTCCCAGTAACCCCAGTATTCTTGGATCACAAATTTCTTACGAGGAGCATCTTGGAAGTTGAAGTTGGTTGTGTCTTTTGAATCGTGGTCAGGTTGGCCAAGGATCGTATTGCCCTCGACGTTGATACTCTTCAGATTGTGATACACACCCTCTTTCTTAAGACCAGCAATGTTGTTTTCAAATGTATATGACATGAATTCAGCGATCTCAAGATCACCTTTACATGTAGGATCAATAACGATGTTTTTAAAATCACATACTTCAACTGTTGGGCAGTTTTTAACTACCGTGAATTTCTCGATCTTCTTAACGCCCATATGCACAGCACGAACCGGTTGACCAAGTTCAATTGACTTGTTCGCGGCTTCTTGGGTATCTGAAGGTAGCTTAGCAAACTGAACTTCGTTAGTTTCCTTAAGCTGAATAATTTGTTCCATGCGTTGGATAGATTCCATATCACCCAGAGGGAAATACTGATACTTGTCCACGGATACCATGGTCATCTTCTCTTGGAAGGCCCAACCAACACGCGTGATAACCGTACCTTCGTCTACTGCTGTACGAACATACTCATCAATAAATTTGACCTTTTGGATCTTAGTATTGAATTGGTTATTCAGCACGATGGCATTTTGTACTGCAGCGTCTTTATCTTCAAAGGTCACAGGCCTAACATCGAACATGTCGCTTGTGCTTAAGAAAGGTTCAGATAGGGAAGAATATCTCCACTCTGCCTGCTTACGAATAAGTTTTGGGGTAATATTTGAACGTCCCCGAACCTTTTTGATCGAAGCTTTGCCAGTGGTATTTAAGTTATCTAGCCAATTTTCTACCTTGCCAATATGGTCATCAGTAGAGGACTTGGCATCACTGATATCGTTCTTAAAGTCGCTGATTTGTGGGGGATTTGACCAATCAACCAAAGGAGACACTTCTGTCTCTTTGTCTTGCTCGTCATCTACTGTAGCTAGATCATTTTCAGCCATTTACAAATCCTAAAGTAATTTCAAAAACAAGGTACACAATAACTTAATCATTAACAAGTACTCTTTTTTCAGTGACCCTATCTAACAGTCGTCTATTGGCCTTAGCGAAGTTAATAAGCTTGGATGTGTAAGCCTCACCGTTCTGCAAGAACCTTCTAAAATAGTAGGAAAATGCAGGGGTGAAAGCAACAACAGTCTGGGTACATAATCTAAAATCAAAGTTACCGTAAGTCTCGGTCCACTGATCCATAGTATAAACCAGATCTAGTTCCCCTTCGTCTTCGGAGCTGGTTCTTCCGATTTCTCGATAGTCTTCGCAGGCGTTGACCCAGCTTTCTCTGAAGACGGGGGTGATGACAGTGACGGGAATGCCCGACGTAGCGGGGTCGGCCATGGCGGCTTCACGAACACAGGCGGATCGTAGACTAGGATCACTTTCTCCTTGCCCCAAGGCCCACATGCAGTCAAGCCTGATGATATCAGCAATAAACTCGTCACCAAAAGCAATTGGCGTATTTGTAGCATTAAATTCTGCATCTCTGGACCTCCGTGCCAAATCGTCATTGGCTTCTTGCAGTTTAGTTTCTAGGGCCTCAGTCTCCTCTTGAGACAGAATTTGCCCAGCCTTAATGGCTTCTTCTAATTCTAACTTAAATTCTCTAGCTTGCTTGTTAAGGGCGATAACCGTGTCCTTCACAGCAAGTTCTTTATCCTGTTTACGCACTTCACCTACAGCAAAGTAGATGATTACGCCCATAACCAAGATCACTCCTGAACTTACTGCAGCAACTGTTATTGTTGGGCTCATGTTGTTAATCCTTAAATAATATTTGATTGGCCAGTAATTTAAGCACTTTCTTGGCAGAGACCATATCAGTAACATTAGCATCTATCCAAGCATTAATTTGCTGTGGCCGCTTTGCTTTCAAGAGAGGATGAGTTCTCATCTTGATTCGCTCTTCTTGTTTATCTTTTTCGTCGTCTGTTATGGTATCTATCAATTTAACCATTATAGAATCTCCTGTCTGACATCTGCCCAGCGAATATAAAGAGGATTATCAAAACGAAACAAATGAGTACCCTTGTTGTTTGCTTCGTATTCTAATATCCCGTCTGTAGGGGTAACCTGTGTCCGTAAGCCTGCTCCATAGGTGGAGCACAGCGTGTTTTGGGGAATATTAGTGAATGTGATGGTATCTCCAACACGATCCATAATGATTATATTGTCCAACCTATCCATCTCCACAAGGGCACCATCCTCTATGCGGTGCATACCAGATAATGCGCCCTCTAAATTTTCTTTGACTTCGTACCCTTCAGGAACATCTACGAGCCATTCGCCCTTATCAAAGAGGCATCCTCCTGATCGTAATATTGAGCCATTGGCGATATTAACAATTATGTATGCTTTATTTTCCATTATTTTTTCATTCCTATCATAAATGTGGAAACGTCGTGCACACTCCATATATCAGAAGAGTCTCCTGGCCGCGCCCAAAAATTATACGTCAGAATTCCTGTGCCGGGATTAGCATCGTAATGTGTAATAAATAAATGCACATTACTATCAGTATCCACAGTTTTGTATTCTACGACACTGTGGATAAGCGTATTGCCCCTAAACAAAGATAATGCCGCATCAGCGTCATCACCGATTCTGCTTCTGTAAAAGGAACATTGTATAAAAATAGGCGCACCATTCGCATTTATAGTTTCGCTGTGAAATAACGTACCAACCCCACCATTCCAGTTTACAACTATTGGTCCTGTTACAAAACTGCCTACAGGTTGTGTTACCGCGTTCCCTGCAATTTTTAAAGTCTCTACAGATAGGTCAGCTATCTTGGCTGTATCCACAGCAAGGTTACCAATTTTGGCATTAGTTACAGCCAACGCAGCTATTTTAGCCTCCGTGACTGCCAATGCCCCAATTTTGGCAGTTGTAGCAGCTAGGGCTCCGATCTGAGCGGTCCCTACAGCAAGTAAGGCTATTTTAGCTGTTGTCACTGCCAAAGCGTTAATTTGGGCACTCTCAACAGCAAGTAAGGCTATTTGGGCAGTATCTACAGCAAGTAGGTCGATCTTAGCCTTCGTGACGGCAAGATTTCCGATCTTGGCATTCACAATTGAAGCGTCTTCGATAAAGGCAATATTGATATATGTGTTAGGGCCGGAAACCAAAAATGGAACAGAAGTTGTGTTACCGGGGGTAGCGATCAAGAATTTATCAGCATACACAGCGAATGAACTGGTTACATTACCGTCATCGGCTGTTGTGGCCATTAAACCAATACCAGCAACTATTTGACTGTTGATATCAATCTTCACAGAGAAGTTGGCTTCTAGGCCCCCAATACTTGTGAGGTTTAAAGCAATAGCTGCAGAATTGCCTGCTCCGGAGGTGGTATTTAAACCAACCTCGTAGAATAGCCCTGCATTTTCATCACCAACAATTTGTTTGGTAAGTAGGTAATCAGCATTCAGATCTGCCAAATTGGATGTAGTTACTTCGCCAGACGCGGTAACAATACCAACCTCTGTTGTTAAACCGGCTACAGTAGTGTCTAGGACAGTAAATGCGGACACTAATCCGCCATCTGCTGGGTTCACTAATTGTGAATCAATCAAAGCAATGCGTGTCTCAAGAGAAGGATTCAGATTAACTTCAGTAAGCCAATCTGTTTGCTCCGCCAGAGATAGTCCAGTGGTTGCAGTGAAACCGTTGCCACCAGCCAATGTTGACTCGATACCATCTAAATTTACATGCCTTAACCAATATAAATAATTTGAATTAGATTCCACACTGGCATCAATGAAGTCCCCTTGAACTTGATTTACAAAGAAACCTTCATCAAATGGCGGAAAAGTTAGGCCATCCCATGTAGTTTTATAAACTTTGGTGTACCAGTGCCCTCCATATGTGGGAGCATCCCATGTGATTTTTACGGCTGCAGTAGTGGTTGTCAGCACAACATTTGTAGGAGCAATAGGCGATTCAATTTGTACAACACCATCGCTGCCATCATTTCCGGGGTCACCACCTAGGCCGTCAAGACCATTTGTACCGGGAAGCCCTGTCTCACCTCGTACCAATTGCCATTTGAATTGGCTGGGATCTGAG